GTCAATTTTTGTGTCCTATGAGTCCGGGATGTCCGGGTTCGGGCGGATACGGGCGGGCTGGTGAGTGAACGCCGCCGGTTGGGCCGGGCCGAAGCCAGTCTGGAACGGGAGCTGCTCGAGCGCCGAGACATCGGTCCGGCCATGCGCGGCCAGCTGCGAGCCCAGGCCCGGGCCGTGGACCTGGCCGAAGCCCGGGCCGACCCGGAGACGGTGAGCACCGCCAACCGTGTCTACCTCGACTCGCTCAACACCGCCGGGCTCACCCCGCAAGGCGCCAGACCGGTCGACGCCGTCGACGCCTTCCTGGCCGGACTCGCACGGCCCGCCCCCGGCCCTGGCGACCCCCCGAACAGCTGACCGGCTGACCTTCGGGCCCCGGGTGGCCGAGCTGGCCGGAGCGCTGGGTAAGCCGTTCATGCCGTGGCAGCAGTACGTGGCCGACGTGGCGCTCGAGGTCGACGCCGACGGCCGGTACTGCTTCCAGCTGGTGGTGGTCACGGTGCCACGCCAGTCGGGGAAGACGACGCTGTTCGGGGCGGTCATGGATCATCGGGCGTTCGTCACGCCCGGGGGTCGGGTGTGGTTCACGCAGCAGTCCGGCAAGCACGCCGTGGATTGGTTGATGAATGAGCATTGGCCGTTGTTGGCCCCGTTCGTGCCGAGGGTACATTTGCGCCGGGCGGCCGGGTCGGAGCACATCAAGTGGATGGCGTCGGGTGGGCTGATCCGGCCGTTTCCGCCCACCCCTGACGGGTTGCACGGCAAGGTCTCCGATCTGGTGGTGGTGGACGAGCCGTGGGCGTTCGACCTGGTGCGCGGCCAGCAGCTGGATCAGGCCATCATTCCGACGATGGCGACCCGGCCGAACGCCCAAACCTGGAAGGTGTCCACGGCCGGGGACGCCTCGTCCACGTGGTGGTTGGGCACGGTCGAGCTCGGAAGAGCGGCGGCCCGCACGGGGCGTACCAGCGGGGTGGCCTATTTCGAGTGGTCGTGCCCGGACCGCCTGGACCCGGTGGACCCGGTCTCATGGCCGTTGTACCATCCGGCGTTCGGGCGGACGATCGGCCCGGAGGCCATGACGGCGGCGCTCGACCAGTTCGGGCCGGACGAGTTCGCCCGCGCCTACGGCAACCGGTGGGTCAGCACCCTCGAGCGGGTCATCCCGCTGCAGGCGTGGCGGGCCGCCCTCGACGACCACCAGGCCCTCCCCGAGGCGGGCCGGATGGCGCTCGGTTTCGACGTGGCCGTCGACCGCTCCGACGCCGCCATCGTGGCCGCCTGGCGGGACGACACCGGGGTAGCTCATGTGGAGGTGGCCGACCACCGGCCGGGTGTGGGCTGGCTGGTCGGCCGCCTCGAGGAGCTGGTCGACCGCTGGCAGCCCCGGGCGGTGGTCTATGACGCGGCCGGGCCCGCCCTGGACGTCGCCGACGCCGCCGGCCGGGCCGGACTCGAGCTGGAAGGGTTGAAGGCCCGTGACTACGCGGCGGCCTGTCTGGGCCTCCTGGAGGCGCTTATCGCCGACCCGCCCAACCTGCGGTACCGGAACCATCCGGCCCTTGACTCGGCCGCCAATGACGCCACCCGGCGGGCGTTGGGCGACGCCTGGGCGTGGGGTCGCCGCCAATCCGCGGGGAGTCTGGCGGCGTTGACGGCGGCGACGGTGGCGGTGTGGGGTTGGGATCACGCCCCCGCCCAGCTCGGAGACTTCCGCATCTACTGACCGCCGGCTACCGGCGAGTAACCTGGGTGGGCGTGTCCATGGTCTGGTCCCGTGCTCCGGGCCCGTGGACTGTCGGCCGGCCGTCGATGGGGGCACCGTCGCTCAGGTTTAATCCGCCGGACGGCCTGAACGCCATGGTCGGCCCGTTCGTGTGGGACGCCACCAGCGCCCGCCAGATCCCGGCCGTGGCCCGCTGCCTGCAAATCTATTCGGGCCTGGTCCGGCAGATGAAAATGGACGTCTACCGGGGCGACCTGAAACTGCCCCGACCCCGCCTGCTCGAGCGCCCGGACCCTTTGAACGCCGGCTCCTGGTTCGTGGGCATCTCGGTCGAGGACTATTTGCTGTCCGGTAACGCCGTCAGCCTGATCACGTCGAGGGGGGTCGACGGGTGGCCGCTGACCGTCGTCTACCTGCCCATCAACTACGTCTATATCGTGTGGATCCCCGGCCAGGCCCTCCCCGATTACTACTTTTACGGCCAGCCGTTGGCGACCGAGGACGTCATCCACGTGAAGCGGGGCGCGGACCGCTGGTTCGGCGCCGTCCGCGGTGTCGGGATCGTCGAGGAGGCCATGGGCACTTTGGATCGGGTGGCCATGGAAGAGGTGTACGAGTCCGCGACATTGGCCGGGGCGGCCGTACCGTCGGTGGCGATCGTGGCCCCGCAGGCCACGCTGACGCAGGATGTGGCCGACGAGGCGGCCGACAACTGGGAGGTCAAATACGGGGGCCCGAACCGGCGGCCGGCCATCCTCCCCAACGGCACGCAGGTCATCCCGCTGGCCTGGTCGCCGACTGACACCCAGATGATCGAGGCCCGCCACATGTCGTTGACGGACACTGCGAACCTGTTCAATTTGGACGGCTACTGGCTGGGCGCCCCGGTGGCGGGGATGACCTACCGGACGGCGTCGCCGCAATATCAGCAGGTGTTGCGGACGTCGTTGTCGCCGGTGTTGGCCGATTTCGAGGACGTCTGGTCGTACTGTTGGCTGCCGCGAGGCCAGAACGTCCGGTTCGACCGGAACCAGCTGCTGGCGGACGATCTGACGGTCACGTCGAACGCTGCGGTGGCGGTGTATAACGCCGGGATTGTCACCCTGGACGAGGCCCGGGCCGGCCTGAACTTGCCGCCGACGGACGAGGACACCGGCCCACCGGCACCGCCGCCGCCGGTGATCATGCCGCCCACACCTGCGGCCGCCGACCAGCCGCCTGTTACCCCTGAGGAGGTGCCGGCCAAATGACCGAACCCGAGCTCCGCGACTTCCAGACTGTCCTGCGGGAGACCCAGGCGGTGGGCCGCCCGTACCGGTACCTGGAGGGCCGGGCCGTGCCGTACGACGAGTGGGCGCCGGTCCGCACCCAGTTCGGCGGTTTCCTGGAACGGCATCAGCACGGTTCGTTCAAACGGTCCACGTCGCCGGCCCGCCCGGCCGGCCAAAGGCTGCCGCTGCTGCTGTTCCACGACAACCGCCAGTTTCCGATAGGTCACGCCGAATCCTGGTCCCACCCGGCCGACGGGTTGCACGGGGTGTGGAAGCTGAACGAATCGGCGGAAGCGCAACGGGCCGGGCGGGCCGCCGAGACCGGGGATCTGGTCGGCCTGTCGGTCGGGTTCAACGATGCCGGCCCGCCGGCCTGGGAGGACGGCGACCCGTTCTCCGACGACCCGGACGAGCTGCCGCGTGTGACCCGCCTCCAATCCCGGCTGCTCGAAGTAAGCATGACGCCTACGCCGGCGTTCGCCGCCGCCGAGGTGACGATGGTCCGTTCGGCGTGGCGGCCGCCGGTACCGGCACCCCGCGAGGTGGACTGCTGGCGGGTCATCGCCGACGAGTGGCGGGCCCGGGGACTACCCTCTGGTTAGCGACGCACGCGGCCGACCCCGCCCGTCCCCCGGTCACCGCCCGGACCGAGAGGTCTCCCGGTGGCCCCGGATGGGGCCCGTCGGGCAGCCCCGCCAGCTGACCCCGACAAAAGCGGAGGAAGAACATGAATCCTGTATTGGACCGTTTGCGCGCCCAGCGGGCCGAGCAGATGGCGGCCATGGACGCCGTCCTCGGCCAGGTGTCCGACGACCGGGACCTGGTCGACGCCGAAAAGTCGCTCCTGACGGCGACGCAGCAGCGGTTGGGTGAGATCGACGCCCAGATCAAACCGCTCGCCGATTATGAGCAGATGCGCGCCGCCCACGAGGCCGCCTCGGCGGCGCTGCCGCAACCGCGGCCGCCGGACAGGTTGCCGGCCCAACCTCGACGGGCGGACGGCGGCGAACGCGACGTCCAATACCGCAGCGCGGGCGAATTTTTGGCCGACTACGTCCGGGCTCGAGGCTATATCGACCACCAGCCCGACCAGCAGGCCATGGCCCGGATATCGGCCTCCTACCAGGCCCGGGTGGTGGCCGACCAGAAGACGACCGACACCCCCGGCCTGCTCCCGACGCTGATCGTCGGCCAGGTCGTCGACCTGATCGACGCCAACCGGCCGCTGATCGGCTCGCTGGGCGGCGCTAAAGCCCTCGGGAACATTCCGGGCACGTCGTTCAACCGGCCCAAAATCACGCAGCACACGACGGTCGGCCAGCAGACCACCGGCGCCAACGAGAAAACGCAGCTGTCCTCCCAGAAGATGACCATCTCGCCGGTGTCGTTCGCCAAAACCACGTACGGCGGCACCGTCGACATCTCGAGGCAGGACATCGACTGGACCAGCCCGGGGGCGTGGGACATTCTCGTCCGGGACCTGGCCAACGTGTACGCCGTGCAAACCGAGACGGCCGCCGCAGCCGCGTTCAAGGCCGGGGCGACGGCCACCCCGGTCGTCGTAGCCACCAACGACCTGAAAGGCTGGACGCTGGCCATCTACACGGCGGCCATGCACGCCTATCAGGCCGGGTTCATGATGCCCGACCGGATCTGGTGCTCCCTCGACGTGTGGGCCGCGCTCGGCTCGCTGGTCGACGTGGCCCGCGTGGTCCTACCGCAGGACACCGTGGCCGAGATGGGCGCCCCCGGCACGTCGACGATCGCCAGCATGCGCGGCGACCTTTTGGGCGTGCCCCGCATCGTGGTGCCCACGTTCGTGGCCGGCACCTGCATCATCGGGAACAGCTCGATGTTCGAAGTGTACGAAGAGGTCATCGGCCTGCTGTCGGTCATCGAACCGTCGATCCTGGGTGTGCAGGTGGCCTACGGCGGCTATGTGGCGTTCGGGGCGTTGCAGGGCACCGCGTTGGTACCTCTGACGCCGCCGGCCGGCATGCCCACCATGGTCGAGCTCGACGAAGAGCCGGCCGCCGACGAGCCCGCCGATCCGAAAGCCAAAAAGTAGCTAGGTGACGGGGTGACGATCACTATCAGTGATTCGTACAGCTGGGCGATCGCCCACTGTTCCACCCCGGCCGATGTGTCCACGGCCCTGGCCAAGCCAGGGTCGTG